TACCGAATTGCCACTAACCCAAACATTAGAATTATCCTGGTCTCCAAGACTCAGGGTATGGCTCGCAAATTCCTTTCAGCCATCAAGACCAGACTAAGCCATCCGTCCTGGATTAAACTCCAGACCGCTTTTGGTCCCAATGGTGGCTATAAGGCGGACTCGCCTACGTGGTCCGCCGATATGATTTATCTAGGCTCAGGTCGAGATTCTGGTGAGAAAGACCCTACGGTACAAGCCCTAGGCTTTGGCTCTCAGATTTATGGCGCACGTGCTGACCTGATTATTCTAGACGATGTCGTGATGAACTCCAATGCCCACGAGTGGGAGAAGCAAATTGAATGGCTTCAGAAAGAAGTAATCACGCGTTTAGGACGACACGGGAAACTACTAATCGTAGGGACCCGTGTTGCTCCTGTCGACTTGTATAAACAGATACGGGACGGCTCTAACTGGACTGGTGGCAAAAGTCCTTTCACCTATATGGCAATGCCAGCAGTACTTGAATTCGATGAGAAGCCAGACAACTGGAAAACGTTGTGGGCTAAGACTGACCGCCCTGAGGGCGAGAATGATGAACCTGATGAGCAAGGACTATATCCAAAATGGGACGGAGGCGCTCTCTTCACTAGAAGAAGCGAAGTCGCTCCCTCTGTATGGGCTATGGTCTATCAGCAAGAAGATGTCGTCGAGGACGCAATCTTTTCGCCAACAGCAGTTGCAGGATGTGTCAACGGTTTGCGAAAGCGCGGACCGCTTAAACCTGGCAATCCAGGTCATCCAAAACAAATCGAGGGCTATACCGTTATAGGACTTGACCCCGCAATGACTGGTAATACAGCAGCGGTGGTGGCAACCTACAACAAGATTGATTCAACGATTTATATCCTTGATTGTGTCAATATGACAGAGCCTTCGCCTATGAAGATTCGTGCTCTGATTGAAGATTGGGTCCAACGCTACAAGCCACAGGAATTACGAATTGAAACCAACGCACACCAGAAAGCCTATGCCCTCGATGACGACCTGCGTAACTGGTTGTCAATGTACGGCTGCCAACTCAACTCTCACTTCACTGGTAAAAATAAGTGGGACACTAGTTTCGGTGTGGCTTCTATGGCAGGTCTTTTCGGCACTCTTAGAGATGGAAGATTCCAGGATAATAATTTAATAGAACTACCAAGCAATGAAGGTAGTGAAGGTCTTAAGGCGTTAGTCCAACAACTTATTACGTGGAAGCCTGAGACTAGAAATCCTTCTGACTGTGTGATGGCTTTATGGTTTGCCGTCATTCGCATCAGAGAGTTAATGCAGCAAGGAAGCCAACAACAACGTTGGGTGCAGAACCGTTGGGCAACTAGGTCTCAACAACAAAGAAGGTTCTCAGTTAATTTAGATGAAGCCGTTGCAGAGCAATGGCAACAAACATACGGATAGGAAACTATGGCACTATCAATCGAACAGATTGCAGCACGTGTAGAGTCTTTACGCTACCGCGCTGTAGACAGGGACGCACGTAATCTAGACGTCCTTGCTGTCCGTAAAGGACAGATTGCCAGCGTTTACCCTGACTTCTTTCCAGATGGTGTAGATGCAAATGTCGTTGCGAATTTTGTTGATGTTGTGGCAAGAGACCTTTCAGAGGTTATGGCTCCACTACCAGCAGTTAACTGCAACGCGGCGAACTCGGTTTCTGATAGGGCTCGCAAGTTTGCTGATACACGCACTCGCATTGCCTCTAACTATTTTGCTCACTCAGATTTATCTGTACAGATGTATCAAGGCGCGGACTGGTACATCACCTATGGATTCCTCCCGTTCATAGTTGAACTGGATGAAGAAGCAAAACTGCCACGTATTCGCCTAGAGAACCCAATAGGTGCTTACCCTGATTTTGACCGCTATGGACGATGCACGGCATTTGCTAAACGCTATATGATGACGCTAGGCGAACTAGTCTCTATGTTCCCTGAGTTGGAAGTTCAACTTCTTGGTCCGCTTCGTTATGAGCAGGACTTGACTCAGCAAGTAGAAATGATTCGCTATTACGATGCAGAACAATCTATTATCTATTTGCCACACCGTGAGAATCTCGTGCTGTCTCGTGCAGCCAATCCATTAGGCAAGATGATGATTGTTGTAGCGCGTAAGCCATCTGTTGATGGTGAGATGCGTGGTCAGTTTGACGACATCATTGGCATTCAGTTGCTACGTAACCGCTTCGCGTTACTTGCAATGGAAGCAGCAGAGAAATCAGTTCAGGCTCCAATCGTTCTGCCTACAGACGTACAGGAACTGCAACTTGGTGGCGATGCGGTTATCCGCACATCCAACCCAGCAGGTGTACGCCGCGTAGAACTAACGCTGCCACAAGGTGCATTCACCGAACAGACATTGCTCAATCAAGAGTTACGCGTAGGCGCTCGTTATCCCGAGGGACGTACAGGAAACATTGATGCCTCCATTGTCACAGGACAAGGCGTACAGGCTCTTATGGGCGCATTTGATACACAAGTTAAATCTGCTCAAGCAATCTTTGCTAGCGCACTTCGTGATGTAATTCAAGTTTGCTTTGAAGTAGATGAAAAGATTTTCCCTAAAGAAAAGACTATTCGTGGCGTTGACTCAGGTAGCCCATATGAAATTACCTACAATCCTCGTAAGGATATTAAGGGTGACTACTCAGCCGATGTACGTTACGGAATGCTCGCTGGTCTAAACCCAGCACAAGGTCTTATCTTTATGTTACAGGCTCTTGGCGGTGGACTCATTTCCAAAGATTTGGCTATGCGTGAACTTCCCTTCACCGTCAACGTCACACAAGAACTTGAAAAGATTGAAGTTGAAAATATGCGTACCGCTCTTCTTGGTTCGCTGACTGCCTATACACAGGCAATTCCAGCAATGGCATCAGAAGGTGGCAACGCAGCAGAAGTTGTACAAAAGATTGCTGCAGTCATCAAGGCTCGCCAAAAGGGACAGGCGCTTGAGGATGCGATTGAAGAAGTATTCGCACCTGCAGAGCAAGTTCCTCCCGCTGAGGCTGCCCCACAAATGGTTGAGCAACCGTCCCCTGCTCCCTTAGGCGCCCCAGTGGGAGGCGCTCTTAGCCCTGCAGAACAACAGGGTGGAGCACCTGATGTAATGAGTTTGCTTTCAGGACTAACTGGAGGCGGAGAGCCAACGGCAAGCGTAAGAACAGTTCGACGACGATAATCTAGGAGGGGACACGTGACAACGATTATCGGAATCGAATATGACGACCACAGCCTTATCGTTGCGGATTCTCGTGTAACCGATGACAGTGGGCGCATATATGCTCATAAGGTTATGAAGAAAGTCGCTAAGCGTGGTTCGATATTAATTGCAGGAGCAGGAGAAGTTGCTCCTTGCGATATAGCCCAGAATATCTGGGTGCCACCAGCGTTTACGGCAAAAGACAAAAAAGATGTTTATCGCTTTATGATTACTAAAGTGATGCCTTCGCTTCGCAAATGCCTAACCGACAATGGTTACAACTTTGACGAAGATAAGAAAGACGGAATGAGATTCCAGTTTCTTATCTCAGTTGGCGGAGAAATGTTTGATGTTGCTGAAGATTTATCAGTAATGAAAAGCAACGACAATATGTATGCTATTGGTAGCGGTGGTGCATTTGCCCTAGGCGCACTCTATGCTGGGGCAACACCACATCAGGCTATGGAGATTGCTTGTAAGGTAAGCGCTTATTCAGCGCCGCCTTTCTACGAAGAGACTCAGTACAAATGAGTAAGTTCAACGATGCAATCGAAAAGGCAATGAGAATTCTTGCCGAAGAACTAGAAGATTCAGAGAGCCAAATCTGCACAGGTTGGGTTCTTGTTAGCGAGTGGTCAGACTACGAGGGCACTCGATACTTAATGACAGATGTCAGCGATAATATGAATCCTTGGCTTGCCAAGGGGATGTTACTTAGCGCTGAAGAATATTCATACACACCAGAGGAGAAATAATGGCTAGAGGTGGAGAGCGTCCAACATCACCACAGAACAATCCTGCCAATGTATCCGCAACTGGTGGCGCAGGACAATCAGGACGCCAAGGTGCTAAGTATTATTCAGGTGGCACTTATGGTCAAGGAAAAGAAATGATGGAACAACAGCAAGGCGCACCTATGGCAGCAGCACCTAAACCGTCTGCACCGTCAATGTCGTTACGCAACCTTCCGCCAGTAACCCCACTAACGGCTCCAACTGAATTTCCAGATGAGCCGATTACGTCGGGACTACCTGTGGGACCAGGAGCGGGACCAGAATCGCTAGCGCTTCCACGTAGTGAAGATGGCAGTGCAGACCTAGACCGTCTGCGTAGTTATCTTCCTGCTCTAGAAGCGGCTGCTCTAAGCCCCGACTCCTCACAAGCATTTAGAAACTATGTGAGAGTGTTGAGGGCTAATTTACTGTGAGTGAAAGAGAAATCGCCCAGCGCGTTTACGAAGAATCACGCCGTAAAAAATCATCTACCTTTGATGCTATCGGTGAGTTCCATAAATATTACAACAATCAGCCTACGCCAAAGTCTTTGGCTATTCCGCTAGATGTTGGTAAGTATATTCCTGAT